GTATCAATCTTAGGTCTTGCCGGAAGTAACTCAATCATCTTTGTTGGCTGTGTTGGGATATCAATACCTAAACTTTGAGAGATCACATCATCTTTAGCCATTTGGGAATAACGTCTTTGTGTCAATATAACCGTAAGGATCGATTTCATCAATCTGTGAATAAGGAATAGTATCAGCAAGCACTGTTGTTGGATTTCCATTAGCATCAAGACCAGGACGAACTGCTTGCAATTCTACAGGAAGAACTTCATCAATTGGTGTGTCAATATCAACAGGAATGCTGTAGTTAATATTAACAATCTTAGCCAATTTAGATTGTGTTACTGGACCATACAGATATGCTTTCATCATAAAGTTGATTGTGTATATTAAAGCACGTCTTTCAGTAAATGCAGAATCATAAGTATCTTCAATTTGAACAGGACCAATAACAATAGGAATGTCGGTATACTGATCAAAATCAGGAAGAAGTTTTGCAGAGATTGTCCATTCAGGTGTAAAGTATGGAAGAATTTGCTCAACAATACGAGTCATATCTTCTGTGTTCTTTGCCATGATTGAAAGAGAAAAATCAATATCATAAGGAACAGGCGTAAATACTTTTTTGTAGACATTGACACCAGTGATATTATTAGCCGTCATTGCAGCTCTTGTTGTCTGCAATTTACGGTCAGCAGCGTATGATATGTTTGTAACTTCAAATGCCATACGTGGAAGTTGAATTGCTTGAACAGCAATGCCGTCTGGGTTTCCTACAGCACGAGCTAGATATTTCTCACGAGGTCCGTAGGCAATAGGAACCTTCAATGTCTGAGCAACAGTTCCTGCTTGATTAACACGCTCAATACGAATGTTATTGAACAGCGTGCCAAAGATGATAACATATTTTCTAAAAAGTGAATGATAGAAGGGGACTGAAAGCATTAGATTCTTACGCCCCCTTCTGAGAATGGATCGATTTCTGTAAAGTCAATAAAGTCAATATTTGTTCCAAGCTCATATACATCATTGTCTGCTTGAACATCGATTGCATCAAGGCTATAGTTCTCGTTCAAGATGCTTTCGCCATATTCTGTTATTAGTGTGTCGCCGTTTTCTGCCAATAGCACATAACTATCATCTGTCAATGATAGTGCATTATACGTATTATCTATCTCAGGAATACCTGTGTTGAAGATATCTGAATTGCCTTCATACAACTCACACACAATATCATATGTCTGTAAAGCACCTAGTTGATAGAAGATTGCTTTCTTATTTACATATTTAATTTGATACAAAGAAGCAGTCAATGGGAACCAAATGATATCGCCTTCAATAGGACGAGATTCAGATGTATATCCGCCAACTTCTTGATTGAAGATTCTTTGAGACATAGTGAACGTAATTTGGTCACGAACTTCAACACCAAACTTTGAAAGGAACTCGCCATCACCCTGGAACCCATCAACATTTTGAATATACATCTCAACGAAGATAGGATTATCAAAGGTGCTATACTGAACATCACGGAAAACATCTGAGATACTGTTCTCTGTTCTTGGGATGTAATACACATCCAAACCATAGATCTTTATTGACTCAATGATGAGATCTTCTATTAGTGTCTGTTCATTGGATGCACCGAAGTTATTGAAGTATAAAGAAGTTGCCATGCGTTAGCCTATCATATCAAAAGCTGGTAACGAATAGCTCATGCTCATTTCTGCTTCCATCTTTTCCATATCTTCTACAGCATCATTATAGATCTTTTCACCGTTGAATGTAACACCACCTGGCAACTGAATACCATTAAACTTCGTTAGATTTGTGCCCCATTGTTTCTTAATCAATGCTGCTGCATAACGCTGTAGCCAGCGATCACTCCAGGTATCTGGGAACTTGACTGGGTCAATGATCTGATATGCTTCAACAATTAAATATGACCCGGTGCCAATATTTCCCCAGTTAGCATCAACATAAAGACGATTGGTGTTTCTGTTGTATCTGATTGGTTGCTTTCCAACAAGTAATTGTTCTAGCAATTGAATGTGTTGGAATGCCATAAAATACGGAACCATTGACTGATATGTCAATGTGTAAAGATCATTTAAAGCAATTTGATAGCGTAGATTGAAGATATTGTTTGTTGCAATATAGTCGCCGATATCAAAGATGTTTACTGCACCAATGATATTCTGTGGCAATGTAACATATCCGCCAACATAGCCAGAAAGATCTGCACCAGAACCTGTTGAAGTTGTGATAGTAATAGTAGGATCTATTCTATAGTTAGACCCGTTGTTTGTCATGGTGATTGTATTGATAGTTCCGTTGGCATATGTTACTAGTGTTGCAGCAGCACCTGAAGCAAGCGTATCACCGTAAGATTTAGTAATAACAACTGTATCACTATTAGAATATGCTGTGCCGCCATCATTGACTATGATTTCTTTAATAGCATCCGGACGATCTGCTGCAGTAAAGACATAACGATAATACATCTTTTCTGTACCGTCGAAGTGATAGTCATAGTAATACTTTAGCGCTTCATCAATACGATCTTCAACCTGATCATCATCAACATTGATTTCAATTACAGGTTTACCTATTTTACGAAGACAGTATTCTTTGAATTCGGCTCTTGTTCTTGGTGTTGCCATTGGTATAAATCTCCATTTTGATTATTTATGAAGATTCATACTCCAAACATTTCTTTGAAAGCTTCTGTATGAGCTTCACGTTCTGCTAAACCAATTGTGCCGCCGTTAATACGCTTAGTTACTTTTGTAATGTCATCGGTATCTGCCAACTCATTCAATCCGTTGTTTGCCCAGAACCATGCAGCAGATTCAACAGCACCTTCAGGTGTTGTGAGGTATTCAACTGCTTCTTCAAGTGTTGACTCAATCCCTTCTGCAAACTTCTCGTAATTTGATTTGCCGGTCAACTGAATTAATCCACGACCACGATAGCGATACCCATCACCTGATTCTACTGGACCATTGCCCATACGATTGCCGTATACTAGGTTGGCAATCTTTTCAGGTTTCTTTGCATAGTCATTTGTATCTTTATCACGGAAATATTTTGGAAAAATCTTTGAAAGTGTTTCTGCTCTGTAGTTCAAATTTTCTTCAACAGCACGAAACCCACCTGACTCATGTGATGTCTGTGCAAGGAAGTGTGCCATACGGAGAGGCGTATCAATTCCGTATTCTTCTAGCACTTCTACTGCCCCACACAATGCATCAACTAATTCTGGTTTAGCATGTGGGAATTCTTGCATAATCATTTCTTTAGTTAATTCCATTTTATATCTCCATCAATATGTTGCATTTGGGGTAACTGTAACGATACCTTCTTTGACTCTGGTCACAATACCAGTATTACTTGTTACTTCAACATCATAGACATAACGACCAGAAGTAATATTTGCTGTGACATTTGCAATTAAAGTAAGAGAAACATATCCTGTGCTGTTTCCGGTTGCTGTAAACGATATAGCATTTGTAGATGTATAATGTTTTCTAAGTTTAGATGCTACTGTATATGTTGATAGATTAATAGCAGTATTAGAAGTATCATAAGCAATAATGCTGCTATTTGTGTAGGTGGCACCTTGATCAATAATAAGATTTAATTTTGTAGCCATGAGTTTTTATCCCTGTTTCTCATATTTATAGTTTATGAAAGCAGAAATATATACGCTTGTCTCCGTTATGATTTGTTTCTTCTGCATATTCTTCAATTTCATATCCAAAAATTTGTGCAATTTTTTTAATAAAAGTTTCTGTCCAATCAAAAAATTCGATCAAGTCAACAAGAGGAAATTCTTTTAATGTCTTGTGAGGAATACCTGGATTGACACGCCAATAAGAACGACCACCAGGTGCAAGCAATTTATCGATCCATTCTACTTCTTGCAAGATCTTATCATAGGGTCCAAAGTTGATAGAACCTAAAGCAAGGATTGCATCAAATTGCCTTTCTTTATTTTCTTGATAATACTCATAGATTCCTTGCTTGATATCTGCTTTATCATTATAAGGATCAATACCTACAAACTCATATCCATCAAAACATTTTTTATAGTCATTATATCCACAACCAACATCTAGAATGTTCTTTGGGTTGTGCTCTTTTACTTTATTAGAAAGAACCTCATGTCCTGTATGACTAAAGTCCTTTGTGTCACCTCTCCAATAGGTACTAAAGTATTTGTCAAGAATCAATTTATGAATATCATGGGTAAAATTCCACAACAATTCATCAGGTGCTTCTTTCATTAATCCATAGATTTTCATAATTTAACTCCAGTTCAAATAGACGTCTATATCGTCTTTACTAAAATCTTGTTCTACTTTACTAAATTGTATTCCAAGCATATTGCTTAGATTATAACTTGATGGTGTATAGTATGATGGTTTAACGTCAAGGAAATCGTAAATACCTTTATTTTGATTTGCAATTGCTATGGCCATCATTTTATAATCTTTATAATTTGAATAGTTAGGATAAGTGATATCAAACCCACCCGCTTTTACCCACCATCCCAGACACGCATCAACACCTCTTAAACACATAACAATAGGGCACTCAGGCCATGTTTTTCTGATGAATTCTAGATGATATGCAAAGTCATGTGATTTGATGATCCGCACACCTTTGCCTGAGAATGGTATATCAAATTCCTTTTCTAGATCTTCTTTAGAAGAAAGATGCATCGTTGTAAAGTCATCGCCGTATTCCATACCAGGACCCCAATAGGCGCCTTGGTGTCTCACGTTACCATCACTATATTCGTTCTTGTCATCTGAACGATCTACCTCAGGACTATACCACATTGTTCGGGCGACTGAGCTCCATTTAGAACCTGGTGCACCTGTGACAAATATATACTTAAATTTATGCTCACTCATTTTAAGAGCTCTGGTTTATAGATTGTTTCGAATCCGAATCCTTCATTGGTGATCCTTACCAATGTCTTTAGTTTCTTTTCAGTAATCTGTGTCTTTAGCTTGCCTATAGTTGTAGCAAAATTTTTGCCGACAAACCATTCATAGTCACCGATATCTGCCTCAAATGCTTTCTTTGCTTCAGGATCAGTAATCATGTATGCAACACCTTGACGCAGTTTCTCTGTATTAGGATTGCCTTTGTTAACAAACAATGCCTTCTGCAATACATCACGGTAGTTCTTCATCAAGGTATAAGCCTCATAGAAATCACCTGACGGTTCGACTTTCCAACGTTCTTTGTATACTGCAGCAAAGGTCTTTACACCTTCAAAGTTATGATCTTGAACGATCTTGCCTGTGCTGAAGTCATAGACACCATGATTGAACCAATCAATTGCTTGGCCAAACTTTACTTTGTCTGCTAAGAATTTCTGATGTGCTACATAGGTCTCACGGATAGTATTCAACTCACCACGTAGAAAAGCAAGACGTGATTCTGATCCTGGCATACCTTTAACATAGATAACACGTTTCTTATAGCAATCAAGATATGCAGTCACATCTTTCTGAGGACCACAAACCAACATAATGATTGCCATCATGTCAGGATTGACTCCTGAGTTGTGTGCCATACGAATCTTGTCTTTCTCAATATCAACTGTCTTGTTTCTTGTGACGATTGTATTGAGACTCATAGTCGCAATTGGTTCATAATCTGCATAATTATAGTCGACCTTATCAACTAAGAAAGATTCAGCATTGCCACCATGTGCAACCATGATTGTCTTGTCATCAAAGCGCAGTTCATTATGGAACTTGTTGAATCCTGGGATATCATTGATACCTGGGATATGCTCAACAATGAACTTTTCTTTCATTGCTTCAGACATATGCTTTGCAAAAATTTGAGCCCATACAGATGTTCCTGCACCTGGACTTTGTGGAACAATTAATCTATAATCTGCTTTTGCTATTCCAAGTGTTAAGAACATTAAAGAAAATACAAAAATAAGAAACAATAATACAAATCTCATGTGTAGTTCACCTCCGTTTTACTATAGAAAATACCATATATCATCGCACTAGCTGCTACTAATAACAATGATACACTCACTGGCCTCATTATAATATCAGACCAATCAAATAATGTCAAGTATTGATATAACAATTTTTCGATTCTGTCACTCAAGACAAATCCTATGATGAAGGCTGCACGACTCATCTTGAGATATCTTAAGGAAAGTCCTAGCAATGTGCATAGAATTAGTATTAAGTAATCTTCTGCATATCCTGTATACTGCACACAGCTCCAAGTAATCAAAGCAATAAGTGACCAGAACCAAATGTCAATTGGGATAAGAAATATCTTGACAATGTATCGAATAGTGATTATACTAATGATGTAGGTTAGAAATAAGGATGCTTGATATGAGTATTGTAATGTGTCAAAGAACATTGTATCCTTCAACAAAGATGGTGTGCCGAGTTCTATGCCTACTAAAACAAACAAACTCATAATGACAACTTCGAAAGGTGCTGCAGGTATACCAAACAATACAGTTGGAATATAACCTGTTGCTTTCTGTGAGTTGTTTGCTCCTTCACATCCTATAACACCTTTGATGTTTCCGTTACCAAAGGTTTCGTTCTTATTTAATCCCACACAGAAACTGTAAGCAACCCAATCAGCAATAGCCCCACCAATTCCAGGGAGTATTCCGATAAAAGCTCCAATTGCTCCTCCTGCGAGTGATTCTCTCCAATGGATAAACGAATCTTTGATACCTTGAATGACTTGTTCTTTGTAGTTCTTTATCTCGAATTTTACTGTCTCATACTTGTTTATATATAGTTCGATTAATTCAGGAAATGCAAGAATGCCAGCAAGGATTGGTGTGATCTGAATTCCGCTGCCTAAGTAATCCCATCCGCCTGTTAGTCGTGCAGAACCTGTGTGAGGATCTTGGCCGATAAGTCCTAGGAAAATACCTAATCCTAAACTAAAGATACCTCTTGCCCAATAGTGATTTGAAACAAAGCAAACAGATGCAAATGCCAAGAACATGAACGCAAGTTGTTCTGGTATTCCAAAATACATGACTGCCGATGCATAGAATGGCAAGAACGAAAAGACGAGGATGCCCCAGATGAACCCATTGATTGTAGATGTTGTAATGGCAGCAGAAAGTGCTCTTGCGCCTTCACCTTTCTTTGCTAATGGGAACCCGTCAACCATAGTAGCAGCAGACCCACCTGCACCTGGGACGTTGAGCGTGACTGATGAGAAAGAAACACCAATAGTCTAC